AGCTCCTCTTCTAATATAGGATAAAATATGGCCAGTCTTTTTGGATTTGAATTCAAACGGGTTACTCCTGAGGAGCCACCCGTTTCTTTTGCACCACAGTCTAATGACGATGGTGCTGTTGTTGTTGCAGCTGGTGGATCTTACGGAACGTATGTTGATCTTGAAGGTACTGCAAGAACAGAAGCAGAGTTAGTTACAAGATATAGAGATATGTCGTTGACAGCTGATATTGATAGAGCTGTTGAAGAGATTGTTAATGAAGCAATCGTTCACGAGACAGATGAAAAGATTGTTGAGTTGAATCTCAATGGTTTGCAAATGGCTGATAATATTAAAGCAGCCATCATTCAAGAATTTAATAATGTTAAGAACCTTTTGAATTTTGAAGATAAATCATATGATATTTTCAAGAGATGGTATATTGATGGAAGATTGTACTACCACGCTATAATTGATGAAAAGAATCCTCGTCTAGGTATTAAAGAGCTCAGAAACATTGATCCAAGAAAGATCAGAAAAGTAAGAGAGCAAAAGAAGAAGAAAGATCCTAGATCTGAAGCAGTGGTTACACAAGTTTCAAATGAGTACTATATCTATAATGAAAAAGGATACAATGCTCAGGGTATAGGAAGTGGTGCAGCAGCTTATTCTGCAACTGGTGTCAAGATTGCTAAAGACTCTATTGTCCATTGTACATCTGGTTTAATGGATACAAACGGTACGATGGTTATATCTTATTTGCATAAAGCAATTAAACCTCTAAATCAGTTGAGAGTGTTGGAAGATGCAACAGTTATCTACAGAATATCAAGAGCACCGGAAAGAAGAATATTCTATATTGATGTTGGTAACTTACCAAAGATGAAGGCAGAACAGTATCTGCGAGATATGATGGTTCGCCATAAAAATAGATTAGTATATGATGCTACTACTGGTGAAGTAAGAGATGATCGTAAGTTCATGACTATGCTAGAAGACTACTGGCTTCCACGCCGTGAAGGTGGTAAAGGAACAGAGATTACAACATTACCAGGTGGTGAGAATCTTGGTAAGATGGAAGATGTTGAATACTTTCAAAAGAAATTATACCAATCTCTAAATGTTCCAGCTACTAGATTGCAAACAGAACAAACATATTCTATTGGCAGAGCAACAGAAATTACAAGAGACGAAGTCAAGTTCTCAAAATTTATCTCTAGAATGAGAGCTAAATTCTCTACATTATTTTTGAAATGTCTTGAAAAGCAGTTAGTATTGAAAGGTATTGTTACAGTCGATGACTGGAAACAAATGTCTCAATATATAAAGTTTGATTATGCAAAAGATAATTACTACGAAGAGTTAAAGGAAACTGATGTCTTAAATTCTAGACTTCAGGTAGCTAGTCAGCTAGTGCCTTATATTGGTAAGTATTATTCGCATGATTGGGTCAGATCTAACATTTTCAAACAGAGCGATGAAGATAGACAGCAGATGGATCAGCAAATTAAAGAAGAGCTGAGCAATCAAATCTACTACCCTCCTCCACCGCCAGAACCTCAACAATAAATAGGAGTATCGATGGATTCTACAACAACACAATATGAAGTGAGTGACCTTGTAAGATATGCTTACGAGGGTCAACCTGCCAAGATGCAGGATGTATTTAATGAACTGATGGCAGGCAGAATCTATGACTCCATTCAGCAGAAAAAAGTCGAAGTAGCTCAGAGCTTCTTCAACAGAGATCAAGAAGAAGCAGACCTAGATATTGACACAGAAGAAGAGGACGAAGATGGCGAAAACTCTCAATAACATTTTGAACGGATTCACTCCTAAATCCAAAGACGAAAAGAAGTTTATGGATAAGCATATTGCTACCAAAAACAAACTTGATGATCATGGAACGCAGGATGACAAACTGTTCAATGCAACAAACATTAAAACAGTAAATCGTGAAACTGAACACGGATACAATCCTGGCAACGATGAAAAGGTGTACGAGGAAAAGTCTACTAAAAGACTACACCCAATGGCACTTCATGTACAAGATGTTGGCAAAGGAAAACATAAAGTACACGCAGTAGGCGATGAGTTATCAGATGGTATATCAGTTGGAGAACACTTATCTGATTCTGAATTGGATGATGCTGTTGAAATGGGTGCTAAACTCAAGCGTGTTACAGTCATTGGTAGAAACAAAATCACAGAAGAAGAGTTGGATGAGAAGACTCTTACACCAGCAGAGATGAAGAAACGCGAAGAAGTAGCAAAAGCCATTGAGCGTGAAAATCCAAAGATGCCAATGTCTAAGAAGATGGCAATTGCAACTGCTACAGCTAAGAAAGTTGCAGAAGAAACAGAAGAGCTAATGGAAGGTGAAGTTGCTTCCAAGCAGTTCCAACACTATCACAATGAAGCTTCTAAGCTGTTAAAGAGTATTCAAAAAGGATTGTCTGATCACTACGATAATGTGACAAGTAAAAAGAATTACAACAAAGGTGAGCCACACTGGGGCCATGTTGGTGATATAAAAGACATGCACAGATCACTTCAAGATTTGAATGATCGTATTCTTCAATCTGGTGAATATGCAAAGCCAGTTATTATGAAAGAAGAAGCAGAACAATTGTCAGAAGATGAGGAATTGACACAGTTGTTGAACACAATCTACGAAAACTTATCAGACGAAAACAAAGAGATCTTTGAGCAGATCCTTGAAGAAGATCCTGACCAGATGATCGAATTCTTAGAACAATTGGAGCTGCAAGATGGCGAGTAGAACATTAATTAACCAAAAGGGTGGCAAGTTTGTTGTCCTTTTCACATCTAATACAGAACTAGATGTAGCATCAGCTAATTCAGGAATTGCTGGTGAGACAGTAACTGGTCTTCATATCAATCAAATATGGTATGGTATTGATAATGGCTTCTGGAAAATATCACGTGGATCAAATACAATCAACATTTATAACTCTTCTGATTATGTTGATTATGCAGGTGGTGGTGCAGCTCTTCAAATAGATCAAGCAGCAAACGTTGTTGTCAATTGCACATCATCCAATTGTACTTTGATTATTGACTTCCAGAAAGTCTCAACATTTACTAGCGAGTATTAAGAGGAACTAAAATGAAACTAATGTGCGAAATTAACGAGAGTGTAAACTTTCTCGTAGAAGAAAACGAAGGCAAGAAGCACTACTTCATTGAGGGTATCTTCATGCAAGCTGATCTACCTAACCGCAATGGTAGAATGTATCGTAGTGATATTCTTGAAAGAGAAGTCAATAGATACAATACAGAGTATGTTAAGGAGAACAGAGCGTTTGGCGAACTAGGTCATCCATCTGGTCCTAACATTAATCTAGAGCGTGTTTCGCACATGACACAGAAGTTATTCAAAGAAGGTTCTAACTTTATTGGTAGAGCAAAGATCATGGATACTCCTTATGGTCAGATTGTTAAAAACTTGATGAGTGAGGGTGCTAAGCTCGGTGTATCTTCAAGAGGTATGGGATCTCTTGTAGCTAATAGTAAAGGTATCAACGAAGTACAAGATGACTTCCATCTAGCTACTGCTGCTGATATCGTTGCTGATCCATCTGCTCCTGATGCATTTGTAAGAGGCATTATGGAAGGAGTTGAGTGGGTTTGGGACAATGGTATCTTGAAGGCCCAGCGTCTTGAAGAGATGAAAAAAGAAATTCAAAAGACTTCTAGTCGTAATCTTGATGAACAAAAGATTAAGGTCTTCAAAGAATTCCTTCGCTCACTGTAAGAATTTAAAATATAAATAATAAAGAACATTTAAGGAGTTATAAATGGCAACAAGAAAACAACTAGATGAATTATCAGTGGGTGGTGGCGCTACAGGAGTCTCTATGGTTCCTGATGCAGGCACAAAGAAAACCACACTACCTAATTCTAAGAGTCAAGGCGACATGAATCCTCAGTCAGTAGCTGGTGATCAGGAAGAAACTGATCCTCAAAACAACTCAGCTCCAACTGGTGATATGTCTGCTCAGAATAAAGCAACAATAGCAACAAAGGGCGCAGCAATGAAAGAACACATCGACGCTATGTTTAATGGTGAAGATCTTTCCGAAGACTTCAAAGAAAAAGCATCTACTATTTTTGAAGCTGCTGTACAAGCACGCATCTCTGAAGAAGTTGCTCAACTTGAAGAACAATATTCTACAAAGCTAGAAGAAGCTCTTGAAGAAGTGACATCTGAGATGTCTTCTAAACTAGACGACTACTTGAACTACTGTGTTGAGCAGTGGATGAAAGAGAATGAAGTTGCTATTGAGCATTCTCTAAGAACAGAGATCACAGAAGAATTTATGGAAGGTATGAAGAAGCTATTTGCTGAAAACTATATCGAAATTCCAGAAGATAAATTGAACGTGTTGGAACAGTTAACAGCCACAGTTGAGCAACTAGAAGACAAGTTAAATGCACAGATCAATGAGAACATCGAGTTGTCTAAGTCTATCAGCGAATACTCAAAGCACGAAATCTTTGACGAAGTAGCAGAAGGACTAGTTATGACTCAAGTTGAGAAACTTCGTCAATTGGCAGAGGGTATCGAGTTCGATAGTTCTGAAAATTACAAGAAGAAGTTGGTACTTGTTAAGGAAAATTATTTCCCAGCAAAACCAGCTGCTCAAGACATGAAAGAAGAAGATGAAGCGATTGTTAATAACGATCTGAGCGAAGAAACTAAAGTTTCTTTCCAAGATCCTTCAATTAAACGCTACTTTAATTCGATCGCGCGTACTTCAAAAGTATAAATAAAATCATATTAACCCTCTAAGGAGATCCGCATGAACTTACAAGAAGACATCCAAAGAAAGTGGGAGCCAATCCTAGCTCACCCTGATTTGGCACCTATCAAAGATACGCACCGTAGAAGCGTGACAGCTGTTGTTCTAGAGAACACAGAAAAAGCTCTTCGCGAAGCAAATCAATATGTTCCACAAACATTGACAGAAGGTGGAATCCCAGCTAACCAAACAGGTGCTGACATTGATACGTTCGACCCAGTTTTGATTAGCTTGGTTCGTCGTGCAATGCCTAACTTGATTGCTTATGATATCTGCGGTGTTCAGCCAATGACTGGCCCAACAGGCTTGATCTTCGCAATGCGTTCTAAGTACAGCAACAGCTCTAACAGTGGTGTTGAGAACTTCTACAATGAAGTTAACACATCCTTCTCTTCTGTTGTTTCTAACGCAAACACACTTGGCCAAAAAATGGTTGGTACAGTTCCAGGTAACACAACAACTGGTACAGCTAACTTGGCTGAAACAGGCATCTATAACTTCGGTTCTGGTATGTCTACAGCTCAAGCAGAAGCTCTTGGCACAACTTCCAACGTTGCATTTGCTGAAATGGCTTTCTCTATCGAGAAAGTTACAGTTACAGCTAAGTCACGTGCTCTAAAAGCAGAATACACAATGGAACTAGCACAAGACTTGAAAGCAATCCATGGTCTAGATGCAGAAACAGAATTGTCTAACATTCTGTCCGCTGAAATTCTTGCTGAAATTAACCGTGAAGTTGTTCGTACAATCAACGTAACTGCTACTCGTGGTGCTACAGAGAATACAACAACAGTTGGTCGCTTCGACTTAGACACAGACTCTAATGGTCGTTGGTCTGTTGAGAAGTTCAAAGGTTTGATGTTCCAAGTAGAACGTGAAGCTAACCAAATTGCTAAGGCAACAAGACGTGGTAAAGGTAACATGATCATCTGTTCATCTGATGTAGCATCTGCTCTTCAAATGGCTGGTGTTCTAGATTATACACCTGCTCTTAACAGCAACAACTTGAATGTTGACGATACAGGCAATACATTTGCTGGTGTGTTGAATGGTCGCGTACGTGTTTACATCGACCCATATGCTGGTGGCAACTATATGGTTGTTGGATACAAAGGTTCTAGCGCATTTGACGCTGGCTTGTTCTACTGCCCATACGTTCCTCTACAAATGGTTCGTGCTGTTGATCCAGACAGCTTCCAACCTAAGATTGGTTTCAAGACACGTTACGGTATGGTTGCAAACCCATATGCAGAAGGCGCAACAGTTGGCCTTGGTGCATTGACAAAAGACTCTAACGTCTACTACAGACGCGTCTTAGTTGACAACTTGATGTAATCAAGAATCCCCGCAGAGGGATATTGAGAGGACCTTCGGGTCCTCTCTTTTTTTGCCTAACATAAATAGTAGAAAGGAACCTACTATGAGTGCATTAACAAACACCCCAACAAATAGAAACTTTCTCTCGCCTCTAAACTTTAGATTGGTGCTGCAGAAAGCACCTCTACTTAACTTCTTCTTGCAAAGTGCATCCATTCCTGGATTAACATTTGCTGGTAATGTGATAATGCCAACACCTCTTCTAGATATTCCAATTCCTGGTGAACGTCTAGTATATTCTCCACTAACAGTCTCTTTCATGGTTGATGAAGACATGACTAACTATTTGGAGATATACAACTGGATGGTTTCTTTGGCTGCAAAGGATCTACAGCCGTTTGCAAAATACCAAGCTCAGACATCAATTGAAGCAGATGTAAACAACCGAGATAGATCAGATATCAAATTGATGATTCTTACAAGCTCAAAGAATCCCAACATCGAAGTAAACTTTATAGATGCGTTCCCGTCACAGCTTGGTGAGTTGAATTTCAACACAACATCGTCGGGTGTAAATTATCTTGAGTCCTCTGTTACTTTTGAATATATTAAGTACACAATCAGTATAATTTGAGTTGACTTTTATTATTTTTTGTGATACAATTGTGTCCTGATGGAGGACTAATGAAGACCGAAGAAATTATTTTAGAATGGGTAACGGATAGTGAAATCGACAAGACAGAGCTCGGTAAAGAGTCACTTCGCATTCCCCAACTCCATTCAAAGTATCTGAAAGAATTCTATCAAGCTAAGACAACATATGTTAAGCTCAATCAAGACTACAAAAACACATACAAGTTAAAATACCAATACTATCAAGGTCTTCTTACAAAGGATGAACTAGAGGAGAATGGATGGGATATACAGCCACTAAAGATATTGAAAGCTGACATTCCTGTTTATATTGAGTCGGATGAAGATCTACAGTTAATTAAAAATAAGATACAATTAACAGAGGATAAGATAGAGATTCTTGAAAACATAATAAAGACACTCAATAATCGTGGTTATTTGATAAAGAATGCGATTGAGTGGGAGCGATTTAAGATGGGTCTATGATACAGATAGAAAAGTTTAACGAGACGTATATTAAGGTACATTGTGATGATAGTATTGCTCAGGAATTGAGTAATTATTTCACTTTTGAGGTACCTGGTGCTCGTTTCATTCCGTCTGTGAGAAACAAAAAGTGGGACGGTAAGATAAGATTATTCAACTCTGGCACCCATCACATCTATGCAGGACTGATTGATTACATAGAAGATTTTGCAAAACAGAATAGTTATCCGTGCGAGAGAATATCAGACTTCACAGACGATGTAATAGACAACGTATCAGATATTGTATCCAGGTTTGATCTTACCAAAGAGCCACGTGACTATCAGCTTGCTGCATTTGCTCATGCGATAAGGAAAAGAAGATCGCTGCTCCTATCTCCTACTGCTTCTGGTAAGTCACTAATCATTTATATGCTTTGCAGATACTTCAATGTAAAGACGTTATTGATTGTGCCAACTACTTCATTAGTTCATCAGATGTATTCTGACTTTGAAGATTACGGGTTTGATTCAAAAGAAAACTGCCACATGATCTTTTCAGGGCAAGAGAAGGATGTTGACAAACAAATTTTCATATCAACATGGCAATCGATATTCAAGTTACCAAAGAAGTGGTTCAGTCAATTCGATTGTGTGATAGGAGACGAGGCTCATCTATTCAAAGCAGCTTCTCTGACTACTATCATGAAGAATCTTAGTGACTGTAAGTATAGATTTGGTTTCACAGGAACACTGGATGGCTCACAAACACATAAGTTAGTATTAGAGGGATTGTTCGGTACAGTAAAGAAAGTAACAACAACATCTGAATTGATTGAGCAAAAGCATCTTTCCGAGTTCAAGATCAAGGCAATTGTTCTTGATTATGATGATGAGACCAGGCAGTTGATGAAGAAAGCTACATATCCAGATGAAATGGATTTTCTTGTTAACTATGCTCCAAGAAACAAGTTTATATGCAATCTTGCGTTACGGTTGACGGGTAACACTCTTGTATTGTATCAATATGTTGACAAACACGGTAAGGCGATATATGATGAGATTAAAAATAAAGCAGGCGATAGAAAGATTTACTTCGTTTCTGGTACGATCAATGGTTCGGATAGAGATGCTATTAGAAGAGCTGTTGAGCTGGAAGCTGATTCGATTATTGTTGCTTCTTACGGTACTTTTTCTACTGGCGTCAATATTAAGAACTTGCACAATATCATTTTCGCTTCACCTTCAAAATCAAGGGTCAGAAACTTACAATCAATCGGTAGAGGACTCAGACTCGGTAACAACAAAGAGAAAGCCTGCCTATATGACATAGCTGATGACTTACAATGGAAGCAAAAGAGGAACCATACTTTAAATCATTTTGTTGAGCGAATTAAAATATATAATGAAGAGAAGTTTGAATATAAGACATACGTAATCCCTTTCAAAGGATAAAGATGATAAAAATAATAAAGCTCGTAAATGACCACGAAATTATTGGAGAAGTTATTGCAGAAGGGTCTGATCATCTGATACTAGGCCAACCCTTTTCTATTCATTACATGATGTCTCCAAAAACAGATAGACCAATAATTGGATTATTGAGGTATATGCCTTTTGCTAAAGATAGAGAGTTGTCATTCAAGAGTAGGGATATTATAAACTCAGTTGAAGCAAGAGAGTCAATGATTAGTTATTATAGTCATGTTGTACAAAATTATATCAAGTATGTTGATGATGGAATAGATAAAGAACTTGAACAAGTAGCTGCAGAAGAAGCAGAAGAAACCGAAATGACACCATCTGAATTGATGGCTGATCTCCTTAGTAGAATTAATAACGATAAGATGCATTGATATGGCTGAACATTATATTGACAATAAAACATTCTTCGAAGCTATCAAGCAGTATAGAGATAGTATCAAACAAGCAGAGGCAGAGGGTAAACCTAAGCCGGTCATCCCTAACTATATTGGAAAGTGTATTTTACTGATTGCAAATAGACTTGCAACCAAGCCGAACTTTATCAACTACTCTTACAAAGATGAGATGATATCGGACGGTGTTGAAAATTGCATTATGTATATTGATAATTTCGATCCAGACAAGTCTAATAATCCTTTTGCTTATTTTACACAGATTATTTACTTTGCATTTCTTAGAAGAATACAAAAGGAAAAGAAACATTTATACATTAAGCATCAGGTGTTTAGACAGTCTGCTTTATCAGATGATTTGTATGATGTACAAGAGGGTGATGATTTCGGCGGATCACCTGTCAATAATATGATGGATACAGAGAGGATGGATGACTTTGTGAAGGCGTTTGAACTTGGATTGGAAAAGAAACGTAAGCCAGCTCAGAAGGTCGGTATTGAAAACTTCATAGAGGAGTAATATGAAGATTGCTTTGGTAACAGACACGCACTTTGGAGCGCGTGGAGATCATCTTGCTTTTGACAAAAAGTTTGCAAAGTTCTACGATGATACATTCTTTCCAACATTGATAGAACGTGGAATAAAGAATGTAATCCATCTTGGTGATATGTTCGACAGGCGCAAGTATATAAACTATTTAACACTGCGCAATTGCCGTAAATACTTCTTTGATCCCATGCTTGAACTTGGAATCAAACTGGATGTTATAGTTGGCAACCACGATGTATTCTATAAGAACACCAATGACATTAATTCACCAGGATTGTTACTGCAGCAGTATTCGAATCTTTCTGCATACGATAGACCAGTTGAGTTGACGTATGACGGGCTTGATATTCTTATGCTTCCGTGGATATGCGCGGACAACTATGAAGATTCAATGTCGATGATCAAAGACACAAGTGCAACTGTTTGCTTTGGCCATCTTGAGTTGGCAGGATTTCAAATGCATAGGGGGCAAGTAAATGATCATGGATTTAGTCCGAGTATTTTCAATCGATTTGATCTGGTTTGTACTGGGCATTTTCATCATCGCTCTAGCAATGGTCCTATTCATTATCTTGGTAATCCTTATGAGCTCACTTGGGC